TCAATAGTTCCACCCATTTCTGTTTTACCACGAGTTTCGTTCTCGTTGGTTTCACTAGGAATAGAACTACCAGTTGCACGACCACCCTTGGCAAAATGATGTTTTGCTTTTCCACCATGTTTGAAGCCACCTGCATTGCCTAATTTGACAACGCCAGTTTTTCCACTGGTATGATCTGCATGCTCGCCATCATACATTTTGGTTTTTGCAAATTTCTTTGCATTGCCTTCAATAGTAGTTTTGGTTTCTGCGCTATCAATCTCGCCACCAGAAGCATAGCTACCACCTTTGCACATGGCTTTGTGATGCTCGTGCATCTTCTTGTGATGCGCAGAGCCACCTTCTTTGTGCATTTTGGCATGGTGTTTAGCCATGTGCTTGTGATGCTCAAAAGAATCAACGGGATGACCGCTGATGTGGTGAACTTTACCGCCATGCTTCAAGCCGTGATGTGCTTTAGAAGCTTTCATGCCTTCATGATGCTTGAGTTCTTTCTCAATCTTATGCATTTCAGCCATTTCAGCTTTGTGAGCAGAACCGCCTTTTGCATACATTTTTTGACCCATGCCTGCCATTTTGTTACCCATAGCGGCTTTTTTAGCGGCCATTGCAGGTGTTGCCATAGCAAGAGGATTCTTCATCATTGCACCACCCATGCCTTTATGAGCCACTTTGCCACCTTTGGCGTACAAATTGGGGTTCATAGCTCTACGGCGCTCAGACATAGAAGGCTTCTTAGGAGCTTTTCCTGCTTCTGATTCAAAAGCATGATGCATTCCACCCATAGCATGATGTTGCATGTTCTTGTGACCATGCTCTTCGTGCTCTTTGTGGTGCTTGGCTTTTACTTTTCCACCTTTTTTGAGCTTCAGTGATACTGAAGGCTCATCGGTGTACATTTTCACCATTGGTTTAAAACTAGACATAACAGCCTCCTATTAAGCTTGAGTCACGCCAAGAGAGCCTTGACGTGTTGAGTTGGGGCCAGAGCCAATCGCAGGCACTGCAATTGCGACCACCAAGCGTTTTGTACCATCTGGTGCGCTTGAAGGATTGTATGTACCGCGAACATCACCTGTAGATGATGTAGCAGGGTTTGTCATGTCAGCTTTAACAAAAGCTGTGGGGCTATCAAAGCCAACAGTATTGTTATAGCCTGCATTAACGATGTAAGAACCGTCAATTACACGAACTGGCATACCCAAAACATCAGTTGTACCAACAGTCAATGCTGTTCCAGTAGCTCCTGCAATTGAAATTGAAGAAACTTGATAGAAAGTTTTGGTTGTATTTACTGCAGTAGAAACAGATGAACTAGTTGTGATTGCTTGTGTCATTGCTTGACCGTAGTAATCATATCCAGAGATTGTTGCTACTTGAGGAGCTACGCCCAATGTGTATGTCAAGCCAGTTGGTGTACCTGCTGTAGTCACAACTGCCGCACCTGCTGTGGTGGTCAAAGTTGCTGTTGTCGCAGTAACTGCTGTCAAGATATAAGTTGTTGGGTTTGAGTAACCTGTAATCGAACCTGTACCACCATAAGTACCAGAAATAGTTAGGTATTGGCCTGAAACTAAACCAGTTTGTGATGTGTAAGAGATTTGACCACCAGTACCAGTGATTGCTACGCCTGACAATGTTGATGCGGCGGCAGTAGCAGTAGTAATACGCAAACCACGGGGTACGTCCAACTGAAGAACAGTTGTGCCGTCACTGCGTGTTTGTGATGTTACATTTGTGCCTGCTGTCAACGTCAAATTACCTGCGGCGGCAGGAGTTTGTGATGCGGCTACGTTAGCGGCGCCTTTTGCTTGGGGAATTGTGTCCCAAACATAAACGCGACCTAATGGGCCAACACCCAATGACATGGGTGATGGATCGCCCAATAGTGCATTGCCTGACACATACATTACTACTGCACTAGATACAGTAGATGATTGCGACAAGGTGTATTGATTCAAACCACTAGAGTTCAATCCTAGTGATGCTGTAATGTAACTGTTTGCAGTTACGCCTGATCCTGAAACGTACTGACCAACAACCAAAGGGTCGCCAGACTGCACTGTTTGAACGGTCAGTGTTGTTGAAGAAATAGTACCAGTAATGACCGATGTTGCGGCCTGATTACCTGTACCCATATAGGTTGCGCCTGAACCTAGAAAGATATCATCTGAAAATAAAGGCATTGTCTGCTCCTTGAAAAGTTTGACAATAAATTTTAAAAAAGGGTCGGTGTTTTAAGCCGACCCTGTACTCATTAAACGCCTGGGGTACCGTAAGCGCAACGTGGGTCAGTGAAGCCCACTGCATAACGCTCAGTAGCCTTGTAGCGCATTGTGTCAGTTTCAAAGTCGCCTTCCATAGTTTTCTCCAAACGACGACGCATCAAAAGCTTGAAGCCTTCGGGAGCATCGGTTTGAACCCACCATGCTGTGGCAGAAGTCAAACGTGACAACACAGCGGCACCTTCGTCAAGCAAGCCAATAGACTTGATTGGGTTGATGTCGTTGTTTGCGTTACCAGTACGCAATACTGATTTCAACAACACTTCAGCTTGGAAGATATTGCCTGGGGCCACGATCAGTTGACGTGGAACCAAGCGAATACGTTTGCCGTTGTTGTCCACTGCTTGGCGGATTTGAATCAACATCTGCTCAAGAGATGTTTGAGACAACACAGCGGCTGTAGACAATTGGTTGCTGAATGTACCGTTGACGATTGGGTGTGCAGTGTTAATCAAAGACACACCATCACCGCCAGGGTATGAAGAGTTGAACGCAGTGTTCAACACGTTAGCTGACAACAACTCTTTGGTCTCAACCAAAGACTGTGCAAGGTGACGTGCATACACTTGGCCCAAACGGATGTGGTCGCCGTCTTCAACGAGAACCTTAGTCAGTGCAAAGGCCAAGCCATACACTTTGTAGAGGTAACGCTGTAAGAACAACACACCGCCCTGTTGATATGTAACGGGAGTACCGTCAGGCAACTGGGGAGCGGCGCCAAATCCATAAAGGACAGGCTCTTCGTGGTAGTTACGGGGAATACCGTCTTCTTCGCGGAACACACGGCTCCACTCGTCGGCACGTTGATCATAGACTCCGTCAAAACACTCGTTAAGAATAGGCTCAACGATTGATCTAAAGTCCGTACTTCGCATTGGTGCGGCCATGATTTACCCCTTATGCAATAGCGTTCACAGTACCGAAGAACTGAGAAGCTGAGTTAACAACACGAACAACTGTGTAGGCATCGCCCCACGCATTGTCCACTCCTTGGCCCAAATCAACAACGCGCATTTGACCAGGTTGGGCATTACCAACGGCTGAAGAAGCGCCAAGAGTTGCTTGTGACAAACCAGTAGTGGTAGAACCATTTGTCACGTTAGTGAACAAATACTCGTTACCAATAGTAGTTTGAGCCATAGATCCATCTGCTTGAATTTCATAAACAATGTTTTGATCGTTGTAGAAATAAGCAACGCATGAGCCAGTTGTGTAGGCAGTGTTAGCAGGCCAGTAGTTGCTTACGCGACGACGACCTGTAGTATCTGTCCACTCAACACCCGCAAATGCGCCAGACCATGTGGCCTGAGTGCTGTTAGCAGTAATAGGAACAATAACACCTACAGATGCTGAATAGGCAACAGGTTGTCCCTTCAGAATGTTGGTGCTGTAACCAGAAGTGATACCGTTAGCAAGCGCCTGTGCGCGATCCAATCCAGAAGGGTGGAACGCAGGACGCAAGCCAAACGGAGCTGATGTACTTGACATAAGATTTCTCCTAAATGATTAACCCGAAAATACGGGAATTTTGCTTGGTTGCTTGTCAATAGAGCCAATACCCTCGCCTTCAATCTCCATCAAGCGACGTCCGTTACTGTCACGTTGTCCCTGTAGGTTTTCCATTTGGATCATTACCTTTTCTGCTTCTTCACGAGGTTTGTCGTGATGCATGTGTGTCATAACGTCTTGGAAAATTTCCATAGGTATCTTAAACAGCAACATCTCGTTACAAGATATATACCCAACGTGCTCACCTGATTTAACGCGATAGTCTTCGTAGCCTGGTAACTCATCTGCTTTCACAGGAACGTACCCTAGTCTAATCCGCTTATCGATTGAATCGTAGCTGTTGGTTGTCGAAAGCCAGCAAGGATGCCACCCTTCCATCTCGGGTAACTTTGGCAATGCTGATTGCGTCCACTCCTCGCTCCACATTTTTTTACGTTCCTGCGCAGAAATGAACTTGTCTTCTGGTGCCTTATGGCTTGCTTCCCCGTTCGAGCGGTCTTGGCGGCCATTGGCATTCAAAGATTTTTTGAGACGTGATTCCATAATGTTTTCCCCTTAGTTGTTGCGGTTGGCACGGTCATATGCCATGAATTGTTTAATCATCTTGGCTTTGCGTTCAGGATTGTCCCAAGCGCCTGCATCCTTCATAGCCTTCACCCTCTCAGGCGAAAGTACGAATTGGGAGCGATTAGATCCCCCATAAGATGCTGATGCTTCACGTCCTGCACTTCCCACAACATTCCTCGGTCGTCTGACATTACGTTTTTCGTCGTCATTGCGATCATTGTAACGGTGAGGTAGTTCTTTTTGCAAACGGCTATCAAGCTCGTCCCAATAGTCGGGATCTGTAGGGTTCCAACCTTGTGCAACCATCAGCTCATCCACCTTCTTTGCCACTTTACTATCGGGGTCACGAAGGCTTGAGTCATACCAACTATTACGGCGTACCCATTCATTTGCACGACGTGCAATAGCAGGGTCTTGAGCATTATTTTGCTGTGGACGCTTCAATTCTTGGTCAGCTTGATTACGCATTTGCTTCAATTGACGAACTTCGTCCGACGCATTTTGCAAAAGTAACTGTGCATCAACCATACCTTGGCCATCTTGGTTTTGAGTGGCTTCGGCAATCTTCATTTTGGCGTATTCAAGGCGCGTTTGTGCGTCCTCTATGTTCTTATCAATACGCACGACATGTTCTGCCTTGGTATTGCGCTCCAATTGGCTTAGACGACGTTTAAACTCTTCGTTTTCACGCTGTAAAGCTTGTAGACGGACGTCTTTTTCTTGGTTTGTCTTACGAACCAAGTCTTTTTTAGCCCGACGACGGTTTCTTTTAGCGGCTCTGAGCTCTTCATCGTCATCTGGATGATCAGCATCAGCGTCGTTAGAGTCATTTGACTCTTTTGCACGATCAAAACCGTTTTGTTCCTCAACAGTGTCAGGTACAAGGTCTTTTTCAGGCACCTCTACGGTTGCAGAGCCGTCATTTTGCTCTTCAACCTCTAATTTCTCTTTGACTTCAGCCATTTTTTACTCCTAAACGTAAGCTTTAAACGATAACGGATCGTCAGTGACGGCCGAAATCAATTCGTGATCATTGATTGTCATGAATAAAACGGGATCTTCACCGTCTTCAGTGGGAACTTTGCGCTCCCAACGGTCTCCACCCCACCTCGGAACCCTTACATAGTCACCAATTTCAGCCCATGAGCCTTCAGCCCACGGTTGCATGGTGTCTCGGTTCTTGAACGCGAGTGGGCCAATGGCCACGACCTTACCGATCATGTTGTTCCACTTCTCGTTTTCTTTGGTTTCATCAACAATGATGATCATTCCAGACTTCTTTTTGATTCGTCGAAGTTGGACAATCACTCGACCGCCAAAGGGGCGTTGCCCTGGGCTTACTTCAGGAAAGGCCCAAGCTAATTCATCAGCATTGGGCGTTCCGCTACTTCCCTCGATTGTGGGAATAGGCTTGCTTTCAGTCATATTTTTCCTTCACACCATATCTCAGGTGCATAAACGCGCTTTTCAGCGCATGGTTAATCGTAATCTTTCTCTTCTTCCAACATGTTGTCGATGGTATCCAAAACGTATTGCACACCTGCATACTCACCAACCATGCGTTGATACGACTCATAGTTCTGCGGAATGCCTTGAGCCAAGGAAACCTGCAATTCTGCTTGCCGTATTTTGATCCTGTGGATCAATGCTTCGATCATTTCTTCTTACTAGCGTGTGATAGTCCGCCAGATTTAGAGCCAGAAGATGAAGATTTACTTCCACCTTTTGGTTCCATCGCTGTGCCATCAAGCTTCTCGCCTTGAGCGATACGCTTGTGTTGGGGCACATTAGCGGTTCTCTGTTCGTAATCAGATGTTGCCATTTGGAGCTCCTTGTTCAGGGGTTACGGGAGCGGCGGGTGCCGCAGGAATCGCAGGCGGTTGGGCCTGCGCTTGAGCTTGAGCCACCGTTTGAATGGTCTCATGCGTCAACTTTGCGTTTTCAATCTGAATCTTTGTCTGATTGTCAATCGCGTGTTCTTGCATATCTTTTTGCAACTTGGCTTGTGCAATTTGGAAGTCTTGCTGATCTTTCTGTGTCTTACGTTGTGTCTCAGCAGTGCTTGTGTCTTTAACGACTTGTGCATCAGGTGGTAAAGGTGCAGGCCCTTTGCCTTGTTGTGACATCTGTATAAGCTTTTGAAACGCAGGTGTAAATTGACCAAACACTTGTTGTGTATCAATCATCACATGCGCGCCAATCGTCGTGTATATCTTGTCGATAGTCGGCGTGTAGTTGGGGTCGTCATAGTCGTCCACAGGCTTTCCTGTTGCGTCCTCAACGTATCCGTTTGACCTATTGATGTACCACAACGTCATGTGCTGTTTAATGTGCTCAATGAGGTTGTTTAAATAGTTAGGATCTGCAAATGGAGACTGGCCGAAGAATGGATTCAATCCAAACTGCAGATGGTCTTGGATGTGCGCAATGTGGTCTTGCTGTACATACGCATATGCAGTCTGACCCAACAACATGGCCGCGTTCTCATCCGCTGACGTACGTTGTTCAGGTGCGGGCACATCCACCATGATCTGCTCAATGTTGGGTATCTTCATTTGCTTAAGCAAACGAGCCAACACCGCACTCATCTTGAATTGATCAGGGTGTTGTTGTGCCAGACTCAATACCGCTTGGTTCTGAGCCATGCGCTGAGTCTCAGAGAAGATGTTGGGGTCTGATACTGGCTCAACGTCCGTGTTGCGAGCAAAGTCTTCACGGGTTACTTCAAGGTCAGATACGTCCTCACCCTTTTGCATGTCGTCAAAGTACCAACGATTCAATCGGCAAAGAATCTTCAACACCCTAGCTTGCGATGCATGCAAGCGAGCATGGATGGATGAATAAACGTGTGAACCTTGCTCAATCAAAGCTTGTGTAGTGCCCACAGGCATTTGAGAAGTGGCGTCAGCTATCTTCTCCTCGGCTGTGGTCACAACGGAGCTTGTAGCCTTATCCAAGAAGCCTAATAGCTCAAATAGCACAGGGCTTGGTGGGTTGAAGGGCATGGGCATGGCGATTTGACGGATGTCCTGAACGCCTGGCGCTCCCTCAATCTCAACTACTTGAGTAACGTCGATCTGTTGGCTCTGCCCACTAATTTTAGCTCCTTTAAGCTTGAGCATAGTGGCCGCGTTATTGATGTGGGCTGAGTCCAAGAGCGCACGAAGCGAGCCAGTGAGGGCGGCGGACAATCCACCAATGAGATGAGGGAGACCAATCGCATATGCACCCCTCCAAGGGATAAACTTAAACTCAACCACCCAATCCAACTTGGACATGGTTTCATCGCTCTCTTCCCAGTTGCGATAGATGCCTAGACATTCATTGTCCAACTCATCGATCATGAAGATATAAGGAGCGCTCTTACCATGCGTTTCTTTGTCGTCTTCCAACTCTAACCATGTATAGATGTGGTAAACCTTGCGCAGTCCATCTTTATTGGTTTCGAACTGCTTGCCCTCAATCTTGTTGTTGGCTTTGGCAACTTTGCCCTCTTCCATGTTCTCGGTGGCTTGAACATAGTTGATGTCACGATACATGCCAGAAGCAATGCGTCGATCCATCTCATACTGAGTGATTTCATGCACTTCAGCCGCACGTTGTGCCGTGTAGAAGTTAGTTGCCGCAAAGGGAAGAATCACGCGGTCGATTGGCAAAAACTCAATGCAAGGACGTTTCTTGTCTTCGTCGTACCACAGCTTCATGTACTGTGAGCCACCTAAAGGCAATTGAGTCAGCAACTGCTCAAGTTCGTCCCTAAACTCACCCATCTGCTCGGTGATCTGCCAGTTAAGGAAGTCAACCTTACGGTCAGCAATTGCCGACTTCAGGTCGTCTTGCTTCCCGATGATTTTCGACTTAACGGGCCCATCGGATGGGAAGAGCTCTTTAATGGCGCGAGCGGCAAAGTCAACACAGCCCTCTGCCATTGCAGGGTGAACAACTTTGGATGCGCCCATGAAGGTTGCACCACCAGGCGCATCATTCCCCATCCCTGTGCGCTTGATTCCTTCTTCATACTGCTTGTCCCTCAGTTCACGAGCTTCTTTGTCAGACTCAAGTAGATCACGGTATCTGGAAACTAAATCACTGACAACGCTCGGGCTAATTGAATCAGCCAAGTTGTCATAAAAGTCAGGATTAAACTCAGGGCCATCGTCGATTTGTATGACCGCTGAACCATCTGGCAGTTCATCGACATCCATCTCTGGCATGTCCACAACAGCAGATCCGTCTTCCTGTTCGTCAATGTTGATATCTTCTGCCATTATCTATCCTTATTCTTTAGTTGCTCGGCGCTTTGCAAGATGGTGCTGTGAAGCAAAATTTGTTTCAGGAAATGCATTGAAGTCATCGTTATAGTCCAACTGCTTTAATGATGAATGTACAGCTCCACCAGTAGCCCATGTTTTCTTAACCATCTTCATGGGTTCAGGTGCAACATACTCTTTGCCCCTTGCAAATTCTTGAGCCAATGGTGGATCAATTTCATATTCACCGTTATTTTTCTTGGCGTATTCTAAGTGCGTTGGGTTTACATCATGCGTAAACGATGAATGATGTTCATGATTAGGCGTGGACTCTGTTGGAGTCGTCATCAAAATCAAGCCTGCGCGCTTACCATTCTTAGTCTTAAATTGCTTGCTTCGTGGAATCTTTTTGTCCAACTCTTTGTTGTCCAAGAAGCGTGAGTCCGTAGGAATCATGTGGGGCGTACCATCATTGTTTGTACCCACTTGAACTAGCCTTGGATGCAATATGTGTTGCTTTTGATAGTCGTAACGGTTATCTCCTATGACCATATGTCCATAATGAGATTTATCAGGGGTTGTGGTTTTTCCTTTGCCATCATAGTGGCCTTCACTACCCTCGTCCTTTTCCATCTCTGTAAGCTCGTTTAGTGGCCTTGGGATTGACCAATACTTAGCATGCGTGATGGTGTTCTGCATATTTTTGTCGAATGGTGAGCCACGCTTTACATTGGTCACCATGTATGAGTTCTTAGGTGGCGTTTTGTTGCCTTGCTCATTGACAAAGTCACCTTGATTGTCTCTAGCCAAAATTGTATTACGGACTCTTGCTTTGTCGCGCTTGATACTTTCAGTAATTTCTTTTCCGTGTTTGGTCTTGGGGCCAACATTGGAATGGGTCACATGGTAATGATTTTCAGGATCATGCAACTCATTAGTTTTACCATAGCTGTTGGCAATAATTGGTGGTTTGTCTTCTTTCTTGCGTTGTTCATTTAATCCACGCAATACATGACGTGATGATGTATCGCTTTCATCCACCACATTGGGTCTGAACAATAAACGCTGATTGTTCTGATCGGCTTCATCAGCGGCTTCACGCAATGAGCCAGTATGAGCCAGAACCCAATCGCGAGTCATAGCAGGGTCATGCTTGGCTTGCGCATGAGCGGCGCGACGTACTGCCGCGTTGACGTATTGTGATTCAGCATTGGGGGCAAAGCATGAGCCACGTTTGGTATCCACGATTCCATTCTGATCAATGCCACCACCACACCCATCAACCTGCCCAGGACATGTATTCAACACATGCAACTTTTCATTCTTGCCATCGCCAGATGAATACAGCGCATGGCCTGCAATACCCTTGGCCGCATAACCCACATGAGTACGTCCTTGGTCATCGGTCTCATGGCGCACTGTATCAAGCTTCTCGCTTTCATCCAATGTGTTTGCCTTAGATCCAATGTGCTTGGCTTCGCGCAATCTTTCTAACGCCTCTTTTTCGGCCGATGTTTGTTCATCAATTGGTTTTGCAAAGTGATCACTCAATACTTGCTTGTGAATTCTGCCCATCTGTCCAATGTTTAACGGTGGACGATTTTCTGATCCATAGACTTTAGCTCTTGCTTTGTTTAGATCAAGCAGTCCTTCAACTTTCTGTCCTGCTTTAGGCCCAGTACCACCATAGGTTTTACCTTCCAACATGTGACGTGGAATAACAATACCCTTGATGCCATTTGGCCCTGTGGCTTCCACAAGAATACGCTTAGACTCTTCTGCTTTTTCTTTCTGGCTTCCGCCTTTGGCAAAGTGACCGACTGCACCACCTTTGGCCATATTAGGAGTCATGGGTGGCTTGATGGCGCTCATGGCTTGACCTTGAGGCGTCAGGTTCAAGATATTGCTTGGACTTTGTGGCATGCCAGAGCCAGAAGGAGCCATGCTAGGGAATGGGCTTTGTTGGCCTTGTGGTGGCTGTTGCTGTGGCTGTTGAGGCATGAACTGTGTGCCCGACATCATTGGATTGACGTCTACGCCACCAACAGGCAAAGCGCCTTTGTCAGTCTTCACGCCACCCACATCAGGCAATCCAGATGAATTGGGATTGGGGTTAACAAACATCTTTGGATCGATGTCCACGGCTTCATTGACGCCGATGTTGTTCATCACTGCGGGGTTGCTGTGACGGGCAACCTCTAAGCGCATTTGGGCTAGTGTGGGTTCATTCATAGGTTTTCCTTTTATTGGGCCACCGTCGGCGTAACTGTCAGCCTTCTTGTGCTTGACATTCTTTGCCAATACCAATGGCCCTATTTGGACGACGTGTTCCGCATGACTTACAGGCTTCATAGTCTTGCGGTCGTAGAAGTATCCATGCCTGCGTGGATCATAACCAACCTGAGTCCATTCAGGATGATTCAAGTGCTCTTGTGCATGCTTAACTGCTTCGTCTTCATGCATGTGATGTAAGTCACCAACGATTCGAGCAAACGGTGCTTTGTTCTGCTCACCAGTTGCAACACGAATGCCCTTATGGGGATTGGGATCAAACTCAGCATTCTTCACTGAGGATACTGGCCCATATGATGTGGGGCGCTTTTCATTGGTCTCATCATGGATTGAATTAACCCAAACACCATGATGCTCATAAGCAGGTATATCCAGCCTTAATCCAACCTTATGCCCTTCAGGCCAAGACTCATGGCCACGCCATTTGTCCTGCTTGTTGGCCATCAATGCCCTCTTTGCATCTTCATCTGATGCAGGCTTTGGAATAAAATCATAGGGCTTCACAGGCTTGTGTTTGTTGACTATCTTGTCATAGTCTTTCTTGTTCATCTCACCCGATTGAAATGCTTTGGCCGCGCTTTCAATTTCAGGTATGCGACGTTGAAGGTTTGGGTCTTGAACTGTTGGTCTGATGTCTACCTTACCGCCTTTAGCGAGCAACTCATAACGCATCTGAGCTGTTGACTTCACCTTGCCACCTCTATTTTTAGTAATGTCAGGATTATTGACATTGTATGTGCCACGGTTACCGATAGCTGACTTAACATGTTTAGGATCAAAAACTACAACTGAATCATCTAATATTGCTCCATCAAACCCTTGATCTTGCAATATTTTTTTATGTCTTTCATCATGTGTATTCCATCCAAATCTAGAACTATCTTTGGCCGCCAAATCCCATGCATCACTAAATTGATCTTTGTTTGCAGGATTTTTTAATCTTACATGCACTGGATATACGGATGGAGGTTCACCCACACCTTTTGCAGAAATTGTTGCATATTCGTTTGCAACATCTGGATTTTTAGTCGCCCAAATTCCTACTGCATTTTTTGGAGCTTTAAATGACTTTATATCTTTGTTGGTGCCATGATACATGACACCCTTCTCAACGCTAGGTTCAAGAAAGGCTTTCCTGCCCTTTTCACGGAGCTCGGCACTCATCTGTTTAATGGACGGCTGTTTCTTCATTGCGCCATTATCCTATGCTCGGACAATCATCGCAACGGCCATCACCTTGACAGAGCCCCAAGCTCGCGCAACTCCTCTTGCCTCTTTCGCCATCTGATCCATTCTCTGAACATCTGCACTGCTTGCTGTTCCCACACTTCGTTCCTTGGTGTCGCTGACAGCTCGAACTTATGGTCAGACAAAGTGATTCGCGTTCCGTCAATGTGGAGGACTTTCCTATAACAATCGTCTTGATGATCTCGGCCATTCATTTTCACCTCTTAATACTAATTGATTACTAGTTAAACTAGTAAAACTAATTGATTACTAGTTAAACTAGTATTCCTCACTGCGAATAGGGGTTTGATCGACCCTTCCTGTTGTAGAGTTCTGCGTCGTCGATGTCCTCTTGCATAAGCTCCTCACGAGGTGGCGCATCGATGCTGATCCATCCTGCGTCACGCAGGTATCGGAGCCCTTGGCTGATGCAGTCCACGAACTCATCGTGTGCGGTCTCAGGGAAAGAGCAGATCTGGCTCACCATGCCTTCAGCCCAGTCACGGACGAAGCCTTTGCGCTTACTGGACTCAGGCACCCACACGCGCCCTGCTTTAATGATGTTGGCCACGATGGATAGGCGTTGGACTTTGTCCGCTTTGCCAGGGTTATACGCATGCACAGGCAGATGCGCTCTCTGTAAGTCTTGTATGAGTGATATGCCTGCGCTCTTGTCCTCCACCAAAACCAAGTCCACAAGCTTCTTGTCCCGTCCTTCGCCAAAGACTGACTCGTACTCATCGAGCACTTTGGGACGCAGGTCAGGGTATTGGAGGTGCTCTTGCCAACAGTCTAGGATCATCACGGACATACCGCCATCCATAGGCTTAAACACGCCCATAGTGATCGATCCAGTGGGGTCGTTGTATGTTTTGTCGGACGTGGCGCAGTCATAGCTCTGAATGATGTATTCAAGCTTGGGGAAGGGCTTACCATCAGGCCAGAGTCGGAACCATGTACGCTTGACGATGCCAGACTCCTCCATGTCGATGAGCTCGGCGTGGATCTCTTGGCGGCCAAGGTTGGTGCCTTCGTACTGAAGAATCTGCTTCTGGAACGATGGAGCCAGATTGGCAATGTTGGAGTAGGTCGATGCTTTGGTCACCACGACGTCGTCGCCTTCGCGCCCCACCAGATCAAGAATCAGGTCTTT